ATAAGCCAGTTAGTGCTATCTTTAGCTAAAATATTAATCTCCATACCACCGAAGTCTGTAAGAGTTAATTTTGAGTTAGAGTTACCATCAGCATAAATAGTTACATTATCAGCATTTGAATCTGCATGAACAACGCCACCAATGAAGTAATTAGCATCAGCACCTGTATCAAAGATAAGGTTTTCTGCTTCTTCTGCAGCGCCACCATAAATAAATTTAAAGTGTGCACCAGCAACTGGTGAAGGTAATGTAATTGTTCTATTAGCAGTGATCGCTGGAACTACAATTAGTCTTCCACTATGTGTAGCATTAGTAAGAGTTGTATCTTCATCTCCTAATGTAACGGGTCCATCGCCCATAGTAATGATTTCAGTAACCGCTCCAGTACTAGAGTTTTTACTGACAGTTTTAAATGTGTCTTCAGATCTTAATGGACCTGAAAAAGTTGTTTTAGCCATATAGGTCTCCTTTTCCGCCAACATAGTACGAGACATTGTCTACTACACGAGTCTATGCTGACTGTTTTAAAATGTGTAGTGGGATTAATATACTCTTTATTAGTTATGAATACAATAAAAAAGGGCGGCCGAAGCCGCCCTCAATTTGTTCTTTGCTTTTAAGAATTAAGCACCTGGTGAACCGAAAATACCTCTCCAGTCAGACCAACCGAAGCTGTATCTTTCCCTAGCTTTGTATTTTACGTTACCAGTTTCGAAATCACCTTCCATAGAAGTAGCAACTGCTGCTCTTTGGAAATGTTTCATTCCGTTAGGTACATCCGTTTTAATAAAGAATGCATCTGTATCAGTTAAGTAGTTGTTTACCACATAACCTTCCGGAACCATGCCCATGCTTTTCACTGCATTGATATCATTATCAGCAGTTGAAGTTCTACCTGCAGACTTCATAAGTCTTTCAGCTGTGAACTGTAGTGCTGATGGGATGATCAACTTACGTGCTTTAGCAGCAACTTTTAGACCTCTATCATCAGTTAAAGCAGCAATATCAATTAATGCTTGCTCTAGTGATGTTTCGTTAAGGTCTGCAGCTGTTGAAAGCTCGTTTTTAACGTTTCCACCTGTAGTACTGTGGTCAGTTGCACAAAGTTCTTTTGAATCACCACCAGTGAAAGAACTGTCAAACGCATTGTTTAATACGTTAGCAGATTTCACTTGTTTAGTGTGAGCCATTGAACGTGCAAGTGCTTTCGTATAACGAGTGCTGACTTTGTCGTAAAGGTTATCCTCTACAGCCTCTTCAGTTATTGAGAAAGCTAATGCCACTGTCTCATGTGTGTAACGTGCTGTGAATGACTCAGTTGCAGAATCAAAGTTAACTGAAGTTCCTTCAGGTTTAACTGATGCCGCACCGAAGCCTGATAGCATTACTTCTTCTTCAAAAGCTCTATCAGAATTCTCTGTGTCAAAAATTTCAGCATGTTGGTTTTCGTATTGTGCGTACTCTAGTCCGAATAGTGCATTCAAACCAGGTTCTAACTCTTTAGCAAGTTGTGCTCTGTTTATAGCCATAGTTTAAATCCTCCTATACTGCTGTTATGAGTTTATATGCATGCTCGCCTGTGCTAAATACACAATAAGCATTACAATTAGCAGCACTAGTATCACTATTATCAGGATCTTTTGAGATTCCAACTTGTTTGAATCCAGCACCTGTACCAGAAGTAGAGGTATCAAGTTCTGAAGTAGAAATACCAGTAGTTGTGCTACCGCCTACTCCTACGAAATCCAAAGCTGAGTGATTCATAGCCGCTGTTCCAGTTCCGTCGTGTTGTGCTTCAAACACAATATCAGGATCTGCGTAAACATACGCAACGATATCAGAAGTATTAGTACTTGCTGGATAGTACGCGTTATACGTTGGTTTACTTGTTGTTGGGTCAGTGTAAAAACAACCACCGAAAACACCTACTTGTTGTGTGTCTCCAGCTGCCGCTGCTTCTACTCCGCCGCCTGCTACTGCTTCTACAACTTGTCCAGTGTAGATAGCTGTACCATAATTGGCAGCAATCGCGTACTCTTCAGTACGAATGTCGCCGCCGCTTAAATGCCTTGTAGGTCTAAACCCAAAAGCTGCGTCTTTATTTGCCATAATTATAGTCCTCCTTAGACTAATAAATTATTAGTTATTAATCCAAAAGTCTTTGTACAATGTTGTTAGGTGTAAAATCTATTTAGATTCTTTTGCACCGCCAAAGCTTACTCTCGATTGCCTATTTGGATTGTCTATAGGCATACTAGGATGCTGCTCCCTTAGAAGATTGTTATCAACAGCTTCCTGTTGATCCCTTGTTTGTTGAGCGAAATATTCGTTTCGTTCCTCAACAATTTCTTTAGGTATTTTGGCTAGCAGTAATCCACCTACTGAAACAACGCCTTTCATAGTGCCATCTTCAACAGTCGGGGCATCAAAGTCTCCAAGTTCTTCCAGTCTAACTGGTTCGTAACCTTCTCTCATTCGAGCTGCTACGTTCTTTTTGTCTTCTTGTCCCATGACTTCAGCACGAATCCAACGATATTGGTATCCTGCTGGTGGCTCAGGCGCGTCCAACCTAGATGGTGGTCGCCAAGGCTGCCTTCTGGCAGTTTTCTCTCTAGTTTGAGATGAGCGTGAGGTTCTTGTTTTCTTATCCATATGCTACTCCTTCACGTATTTAGCGTATTCTTCTAATGGCACACCTAGCTTTTTAGCGATTGCAACCTGTGATGGTGTGAGTCTCACAGTTCGTTTTCCATGTTTGGAATTAGATGATTTTACAGCAGGTGCGACAGTTTGGTCAACTGTTTTCTTGCTTTTTTCTACTTCAAACTTATTTGGAAACTGTTCTCGGAGTTGACGATCTATTTCTTCATAATATTCATCAGATCTAGGGTCATATCCTTGTTGTTCAACTAGTTTTCTATGAACAGCGAATGCTGTGTAAGTCATTGCTTCATCTTTTCCAAACCACTCGTTCTTTTCAGCCCAAGATTGTGCTTTAGGATCTGGTGGTGGAGCTTGTGGAGCAGGTGCTACTTGACCGCCTTGATCATAGGCAGGATTTACTGGAATCTCTTTTTGTTCCTTAAATTTAGCAGCCTGAACTTCTAGTTGTTCTTTTTGAATTTTTGCTCTCTCAGCATCAAGTGATGCACGAGCTAAAATAGTTTGTGCTTCAGCTTGAGCATTTACATCGCCTTCTTCAATTGCTTTTTTTAATCTTAACTTTGCTTCTTCAACTTGTGATGTTGAAGCTGTTTCAATTGTTGATGCATAATTTTCATTCAACGAATGTAATTGTGTTTCAAGTTCTGATTGTTTATTTTTTAAACCAGATGCATATTTAATTGCAGCGTCTTCTCTACGTTCTGCTTCACGAAGTTTACCAACAAGTTTAGAGATTCGTTTATTAACTTTTTCACTATACTCGTCGTGCTCACCTTTGTCCGTTGACGGTTGTGCGTCTTCCGTTTTTTCTGGTTCAGGTGCAGCTTCTTCCTTCGGTTGTTCTTCAACAACTTCTTCTTCGTCAGCTGGTTTTACTTTGGATTCGTCTAATTCAACATCAACGGAATCTCCGCTGGTGTCAATGGGAACTAATTGTTCCTCGTTTACTTCTTTTTGTGCCTCAGGCATGGTTCTTGTTCTCCATGGTTATTTAATTTGCAAGATCGACTACATATGTAATATGTCAGTCGGGTCCTGTATTATAGCAAGTATTTCATCATCATTCAAGAGTCTTAAATCACCGCCATCAATTTTTAATCTTGACCCTGCATAACGCGCAAAGATCACCCAATCACCCTTTTGACACCATGGTCCATCAGGGAACTTACCAGTATCGGCATACGCATCAGGGCCAGTGGCCAACACATAACCGCAAACGGTTGCTAATTGCTCTCTTTCACGTGCTTGATCAGTTAATATAATACCACCTTTACTCTTTTCAGCGCCTAAATAAGGTAATATTAATACACGCCAACCAGTAGGTTTTGGTAACTGTTCAGCTACTTTTTGGTCAATATTTTCAGGATCAATGTACTTTGATTCCCTTTCACCATAAATATCTTCTACTTCTTTTTGTTTTTCTTCTATTTCAGCAGCAGTTTTGCCTTCTTCGACAACTTTTGCCTTTTCTTTACGTCTAGCTTTAGCCATACGTTCTGGTAAAATTAAATCAGTCACTTTTTTCTCCTTTATCTAGTATTTCTTTGATTTCATCTTCGATTTCTTCAAGAACTCGAAACTTTCCGATCATATAATTATAATCATTACGTTCTGTAGTGCTTCCTTGCATTACAAAATCCGTTGTTTGCTCTTTCTTTTCGCGAATAAGACGTAAAATCTTATCGCTCAGCCATAATCCGTCCATAAATTCTTATAATTCTGATCTTATTTCCTTATACTTACTTAATATACCACCGATTCCATTATTTACAACCCCTTCATCTCCCATAATCATCATACCACCACTCATTTTATTGATTCTACCACCGTCAGCGGCATAAACAGGATTGTCAGCGAACAATGGATTATAGCCTGTGATATTTTGTGTAGGTGATCCAGCCCATGGATTAGCTGTATTCACTGGTCTAAATGCATATTGCATATAGTCCATATAATTTCCTGTTGTTGGAACTGTAGCAATACCAGATGTAGCTGGAGATGTTGTATATTGAGGTGCGAAACCTGTA